GCCCGCCCCCGGGCGAGGCGGTCGCGCTTCCGCACCTGGTGCGCGAGCCGGCCTGTCACGAATCGCTGCGCTTCTTCCTCCGGCGCCTGCCGCCCTCCCCTTCAGCGGCGCGGCGGCGGCCGCGGTCCCCCCCGACGCGATCCCCGGGGATGGCCGCGCCTACGCCGGGTCGGTCGCCAGCAGCGCCTACGCCGGCGTGGCCGCCACCGGCGCCTACGCCGACGACACCACCGGAAAGGTGTACGTGGGATGAGCGGCATCTACGAGATCGGCAAGGCCGTCCCGCTGGTCTACACCATCAACCAGGCCGCCACCGTCGTGTTGACGGTCACCGCCCCCGACGGCACCCAATCCACCCCGAGCCTCACCCAGACCGGGTCGCCGCCGGCGGTGACCTACACGGGCGCGGTGCTGGCCGACCAGGCGGGGCTGTGGCGGTTCCGGTTCGTTGCCACCGGCGCCGTGACCGACGCCGAGTCCGGCCACTTCCATGTGCAGCCGGCCGTCGGCATGAACGTCTATACCACGCTGCCGGAGCTGAAAGCTGCGCTGTCGATCCCGACCAGCGATACCCAAGACGACGACGACCTGTTCGACGCCATCCTGGTCGCGTCCCGATCGGTGGATGGCGACTGCCAGCGGCACTTCTACCGCGTCACCGAGCCCCGCACCCTCGAACCCGGCATCGACCTGTGGCGGCTGCGGCTCGGCCCGTTCAACGACCTCGTATCGGTCACATCGCTGAAGACCGACGCCTCCGGCGACGGGGTGTTCGAGACGACCTGGACGGCGGGGGAGTACCAGCTCCTCTGCGCCGACGGCACCCCCAACACCAACGCCGGCCCCGAGGCGCGCCCCTACCAGCGCATCAAGGCCATCGGTGGCCGGTCGTTCCCGCGGCCCTCCTGGGCTGGCGGCGCCCGCAGCAACCTGATCGAGATTACCGGGGTGTGGGGGTGGCCGGCGGTGCCCGACCGCATCCGCCGCGCCGCCCGGATGATGGCGGCGGAGGTGTTCAAGCTCCGCGACGCCCCGTTCGGCGCCACCAGCGTGGCGGATCTGGGGATCATCCGGGTGCGGGAGAACCCGAAGTATCAGGCGCTCATCCGCGACTACCGGCTGGTCGAGGCCGCCGTCCCGATGGCCTGACCCTCGACCCATTCGCGGGCGAGTCGCCATGGGCAGTCTGGGGCGTGCTCGCTTGGATCGTCCGAATGATCTGCTCAGCGTCCATGCGAGGAGTCTAGCCCGTGGCCGCCGTCCCGGTGGCCTAGCGCAGTCCGGCCACGCGACCATCCAGGGTCACCGCCAGGTCCGTCTCGACCTCCTGGAGGACGACCCGAACATTGGCGGGATAGCCGCGTTCCCACTCCCAGGTCACCTCGCGGACGCCTTCGATCTCCTCGCCGGTGGCGGCATCGACGAGGCGAGTGCCGCGGAGGGTGCCGTCTGACTCGATCCTGAGCTTCATGCGAGGAGTGTAGTCCGTGGCGACGCTTGAACAGGTCATGCAGGCCATCGAGACCCGGCTGGACACCATCGACGGGTTGCGCGTCTCCGATACCGTGCCCGGCCAGGTGAACCCGCCACAAGCAATTGTCGGCGTCCCCCCGGTCGAGTCCTACCCGACCGGTCTCCAACGCTATGCGCGGCCCACCCTCGCCCCCACCATCACGGTCCTCACCTCGCTGGCGATGGACCGGGTCGGGCAGCTCGCCCTGGCCGCCTACGCCGACCCCACCGGCGCCCGCTCCATCCCCGCCACCCTCGCCACCGACCCGACCCTCGGCGGGGTCGTGTCCGACTGCCAGGTCACCCGGTTCGACCCCCTCGGGTTGGAGGAGGTCGGCGTCCTCGGCTACTTCGGCGGACGGTTCACCCTCCGCGTTCTCACCTAGCGTCCACGCCCCCCAGAGGAGGGAGCCATGCCCCCGACCGTCATCACCGCATCCGTCCGCTACTTCCGGCCTGGACTGACCAAGGTGTACTGGGTCACCACGATGGCGACCTACACGACCCCGACCCGCTCGGAGCTGAACGCCGGCAAGGACGTGTCCCCGGAGATCGCGGAGATCAGCGGGTTCACCGTCACGTCGGAGTCGGTGGACACCCCCGACCTCGGCACCCGGTTCGTGTCCAAGATCCCCGGGCGGATCACCTCCGACGACTCCAGCATCAACTTCTACGCGAGCTCCACCGGGTTCAACGACGCCCGGTCGGTGCTGCCGCGCGACACCACCGGCTACGTCGTGTTCATGGACGGCGGGGACGTCAGCACCACCGGGCGGATGGATGTGTTCCCCGCGACGGTCGCCTCGCACGGCAAGCTGCGGGGGATCGAGGACCCGGCGATGACGCAGGCGCAGTTCACCATCACGCGGGTGCCTGCCGAGGACGTAGTGATCCCGGCCTGATGAGCGACAACGGCAAGATTGACACCGAGGTCGCGGCGGTGCTTGGCGCCGGCGCGCTGGCCGATGGCGTCAAGATCCGCGTCGACCCGGACTCGCTCACCCCCCGCGACCTGCGCCGCGCCCGCACCGTGCTTAGCGGCCGTAACCCGTTCGAGCTGCTCGACGACCCCCTGGATCGGGTTGTGCTGACGATCTGGTGTCTGGTGTCCCGCGACGACCCATCGTTCACCTGGGATCAGGCCGAGGACATGCCGTTCTCCCGGCTGGACACCGCCGGGGAGGATGCGGAGCCGGACCCTCCGATCGCCCCCGGTGGCTCGCTTGGGCGAGGGGCCGCACGGAGCGCCGCCAAGCCGTCGAGGCGGAAGCCGCCCGCCGACGCTACCGCGCCGAACTGATCGACTTCTACCGCCTCGACCCCGGCGAGTATGACGCGATGACGTTCGCCGAGCTGCGGGTGTGGGACCGGTGGATGCGCCGAGCGCAGGGTCACCGCGCCGAGGTCGAACAGGACGACGGCTAGCGGCGGCGGATGACCCGGTTGGGGTAGCGGCCCGGGTCGATCGGGACTCGCGGCGGGCGGGGGAGTGCCAGCCGGGCGACGAGTAGGCCCAGCAGTAGCCCGAGCACGCCGAACCCCAGCGTGTTGATCGGGAAGGCCGGCCCCTCGGTGGCGGCGGCCCATACCAAGTCCAAGACGGCACCGAGCGCCGCTAGGGCGACGGTGAGACTCCAGATCACGAACGCGCGCATACCCAGACGATACGCCCAAGGAGGCCGCAGTGCAGCTTGTCCTGGTCGACTCGGGCGACCTGAAGGCGATCTCCAAGGCGCTGCGCCACCACGCCGACGGCAAACGGCTCCGCAAGGAGCTGACCGACGAACTCCGCGCGGCGGCGCGGCCGCTGGTTCCCAAGGTGAAGGCGGCGTGGCTGGCCGCCCCGGAGTTCCAGGGTCGCCGCGGTCGCGGTCGTGCCGCCCAGCCTGACCTCCGCAAGCGACTGGCCGATGCCACCTGGCTGCAAGTCAGGTTGACCGGTAAGGAGGCCGGCGTCCGCATCCGCTCCGACGGCCGCAGGATGCCGGACCGGATGAAGGCGCTGCCCGGCTATGCCGAGGGCATCCGACGACGCCCGTGGCGGCACCCGGTGTACGGCAACCGTGATGTCTGGGTCAACCAGCGGCCGTTCCCACGGTTCTACGCCGCCGTGCAGCCTGACGAGGCCACTGCGCGGCGGCACGTCAACGCCGCGGTTGACAAGGTATTCGACGCGATCGAGCGGGCCTAATGGAACGGTCTCTGCGTTTTGACCTGATGGCTCGCGACAAGACCTTCGGGAAGGTCTTGGACCGGGCCGGGCGGAAGGGGCAGTGGCTCAATCGCGAGTTCCAGCGGACCCTCGGCGGTGCTGGCGACCAGGCCGGCAAGCAGTTCGGGGTGCGGCTGCATAAGCGGCTCGGTGGTGGGTTCTCCGCAGCGGCGGGGCTCGCCCGAGTCGGCGGCGCCGCCATCGGCGCCGGACTCGCTGCCGCCGGGCTGGTGAAGTTCGCCAAGGACTCTGTCAGCCTGGCGGCCACGTTCGATAAGACGATGCGGCAGGTCGCCCAGGTCGCCAAGGTCCCCACCAAGCAGATCGGTCAACTCCGCGACACCGCCCTTGATATGGGCGCCAAGACGTCATTCTCGGCCAGCCAAGCCTCAGAGGCGATGCTGGCGCTGGGCAAGGGCGGCCTGAGCTTCGCGCAGATGAAAGCCGGCGGCCTCCAGGCGACCCTCACGCTGGCCGCCGCCGGTGGGCTGGAACTCGGCGAGGCCGCCAACGTCGTCATCAAGTCGCTCGGCCAGTTCGGCTTGGAGGCCGACAAGGCCGGCGATGCGGCGGCGGCGCTGGCCGGTGGCGCGAACGCCTCGACCGCCAGCGTGGAGGATCTTGGGGAGGCGCTCGCCCAGGTCGGCCCCGGTGCCCGCAACGCCGGGCTGAGCCTCCAGGAGACCGTCGGAGTGCTGGCGGCCTTCAGCGACAACGGCATCCGCGGCAGCGACGCCGGCACCAGCCTGAAGACGATGCTGGTCAACCTCGTGCCCGCCACCGACAAGGCCCGCAACATGATGCGGAAGCTGGGCCTTGACTTCGTCGACGCCCACGGTGCGATCCTGCCGATCACCGAGATCGCCCAGCAGCTAAAGGACCGCCTCGGGAAGCTGTCGGAGGCGCAGCGGATCGCGGCGCTCCAGACCATCTTCGGCAGCGACGCGACCCGCGCGGCGACGGTGCTGATGCAGGAAGGCGCCGCCGGCCTCGCGAAGTACATCAAGGCGACCAACGACCGCGGCGCCGCCGAGAAGCTCGCCAAGGAGAACACCAAGGGCGCCGCCGGCGCGTTCGAGCGGCTCCAGGGCGCAATCGAGACCGTCCAGATCGTCATCGGCGATGCGTTTCTGCCCAAGCTCGCCGAGCTGGCGGAGTGGGCCGCGCGGAAGCTCCCCGCGGCGCTGGCGACCCTCCAGGAGCGTCTGCGGATCATCCACGATTGGTGGAAGGACAACGCCGACATCATCGCGGTCGTCGGCGACGCCCTCAACACGATCTTCGTGCCGGCCGCCGAGAACGCCAAGACCAGCACCGACGACATGCGGACCTCGGCGCAGAAGCTACGGGACACCCTGGACGGGCTGCTGGAGTTCTCGCTGCGGATGGCGCAGGGCTTCAACTTCCTCGCCCAGATCGCCGGCATCGTCGCGATGGGATTCTGGGATCTCGTCGTTGCTGGCGGGAAGGTCATCAACGTCGTCGACCGGCTGTCGGGCGGCACCGGCCACGCCGCCGACGAGATGGTCAACTTCGCGCGGGACATGCGCGACAAGACCAGCAAGTCCCTCGACAAGCTGGCCCAGGACGCCCGCGACACCCAGCGCGCCATCGACAAGATGCACGGCAAGAACATCCCGATCACCGCGTCGCTGAAGCTGAACTTCTCCCCGTCGTTCTCGCAGAAGGACTGGGTGGCGGTGCGGGCGCAGGCCGGGCGGATGGCTGCTGGCGGGAAGATCAAGGAGGGGACCGGGCCGACCGCCGACGACGTGTTGGCGCTGCTCTCTAGGGGCGAGACCGTGGTCCCGGCCGCCGACAGCGCCCGGCCGGAGTTCAAGCGGTGGGCAGCCCGCCGCGGCATCCCCGGGTTCGCCAGCGGTGGGCCGATCGGGCAGATCGACAGCGAGGCCCGCGCGGTCAACAAGGTGCAGGCCGGTGGGACCGCCCGGCGGATGGATGCCGGCATCACGAAGCTGCTCAAGCTGTTCGGTGGCAACCCGGCGATCCAAGCGTTCATCCGCTCCACCGATGCGTTGCCGTACCAGTGGGGCGCCGCCGGGCCCGGAGCATACGACTGTAGTGGCTTGGTCAGCGCTGTCTTAGGGAAGATAACTGGCCGAGGTGGCGGCCACGGCCAGCGCTACTTCACCACCAGCTCGATCCGGCCGGGCATCCTCGGCATCAAGCCCGGGTTGGGCGGCGTCCTCCAGATCGGCGTCACCGCCGGGACCGGGCACATGTCTGGCCGCTACGGCGGCCTGGGGTTCGAGGCGGAATCGACGAGGACGGGCATCAAGGTCGGCGCCGCCGCCAGCCGGCCGGAGAGCTTCGCGCGGCACTTCCATCTCGCCAAGGGCGGCAAGGTCGACCCGGCGATGGTGGCCCGGTTCGCGGCGCTGGCCGGCGCCGACATCGGCGGCGACCAGGGGCGGCTGCGGGTCAATGGCAAGGTGTTCGACCAGGGTGGCTTCCTGCCGCCTGGCGCCAGCGTGGCGGTCAACCGCACCGGCCGGCCGGAGCCGGTCGGGTTCCCGACCGCTGAGGAGATCGCCGACGCGATCGTGCGGGCGTGGCAGCGGCACCCGCCGGTGGTCGCGGTCCGCGACCTCCAGACCGCCTTCAACGGCTACGCCGGCCGCATGGGGCAGCCCCGCCCCTACCGTTAGCAGGAGTCTGCGCCCTTGACGATCACCTTGGTCGGTACCGCCGGCGCCACCGCTGACACCGGCAGGC